CCCCCCTACCCCCTTCGTTAATATCCGCAAGCACTTCACCCCCCTAGATATAAAAACACCCCCCGTCATCTTTTATTTTTCCCAACCCCCCGGGGGGTATATATTTTTGGTATCATTTATGTGTTATAGTTCGCCCATTCCCGTTTACTCGGTGCACGAATGTTAAACATAGAGCCTACTAAAGAACATCCAATACCGTTCGACATATCTGATGATGTACCTGCTACTCAGTCAGATAGCATAGCTGTCGCTGTTAACACCATAGATTTAATTGAGTCGCTCGGCGGGAGTATTGATTTCTCTGCTGATGATGCTAAGAAGGCAGTCGACTTAGTTACCAAACCAACCAATACCCCAAGACATTTCAGTAGCGTAGCGCAAGCTAAAGCTGCGCAGCTCATATTAAGAGAGCACGATTACCAAGCGTTTGAGGACGTTCAGCAAGCACGTAATTTCATAACCAATAAGTTGATAGTGTTGGCCGACTGCGGGGATCCAAAATTAGAACTCAAAGCTCTTGAGCTACTCGGCAAACATTCCGACGTGGGGCTGTTCACTAACCGCAGTGAGATAACAATCAATCATAAGAGTCCTGAAACACTTGAGAACTCTATTAAAGAAAGAGTTAAAAGGCTGCTCAATACGCCGGATGACATTGAAGACTTAACACCCCTAGATGATCTGGATACGCACCTAGGTGTAATAGATGAGAGTTCGACGGAAGAAGAAACGGGTACTGAAGATGAATCAAGTTCCTGACGTATCTCTTAAAGACATTGATAAAATTCTGCCCAAGATGACAGAGGCAGATATGCGGGTGCTAGACCGACAGCTTGAGCACTTGGAGAAACTAAAAGAACAGCAACTGTGTAGGAACAAGTTTTTAAAGTTCACCCAAAAGGTGTGGCCAACATTTATATCGGGGAGACATCATGCGAGAATGGCTGACGCATTTGAACGTGTGGCAAATGGTGTATGTAAGCGTCTTATTATTAACATGCCTCCTCGTCATACTAAATCCGAGTTTGCTTCTTATCTTCTACCTGCATGGTTTCTTGGAAGATTTCCCCATAAGAAAGTAATTCAAACGTCCCATACTGCTGAATTGGCAGTTGGATTCGGGCGTAAAGTCAGGAACTTAGTCGACAGCGACATATATAAAGAGATATTTCCTGATTTGCATTTGCAAGCAGACTCTAAAGCAGCCGGTCGGTGGAACACATCCAAGGGTGGAGATTACTTTGCTATTGGTGTCGGCGGTGCCGTGACGGGTAAGGGCGCAGACATACTGATTATTGATGACCCACACTCAGAACAAGAGGCGGCAATCGCTGCTGGTAACCCCGAAATCTATGATAAGGTGTATGAGTGGTACACGTCTGGCCCTCGGCAGCGTCTTCAACCGGGTGGGGCTATTGTTATTGTGATGACTCGTTGGTCTATGCGGGATTTAACGGGTCAAGTATTGAAATCAGATGCCCAAAGGGGCGGTGAAGGGTGGGAAGTTATTGAATTTCCGGCTATTTTGCCCTCTGGAAACCCACTTTGGCCCGAGTTTTGGTCATTTAATGAGCTTTCAGCACTGCGAGAAGAGCTTCCAAACAGCAAATGGCAGGCCCAATACCAGCAAAATCCGGTCGGAGATGAGTCTGCAACGGTCAAAAGGGAGTGGTGGAAGATATGGGACAAGGATAGTCCCCCCGCATGTGACTTTATTTTGCAGTCTTGGGACACCGCATTTGAGAAAAACAACCGAGCTGACTTCTCTGCGGGTACAACTTGGGGTGTTTTTACCAATGAAGAAGACCATAATACGCCCAATATTATTCTTTTAAACACATATCACAAGCGTGTAGAGTGGGTTGATCTTAAAAAGGATGTATTGAAAGAATACAACTATTGGGAACCTGACGGAATTATTATTGAGAAAAAAGCCACTGGAGCTCCTCTAATATATGAGCTAAGAGCTATGGGAATACCCGTCCAAGAGTTTACTCCGGGTAGAGGCACCGATAAATTTTCCCGTTTAAGTTCTGTATCGGACATAATTGCATCTGGGAAAGTATGGGTTCCCAATACTCGTTGGGCTGAAGAGCTTGTTGACGAGATTGCTTCGTTTCCGTCTGGTGAACACGATGACTTGGTTGACTCAACCACGCTTGCATTATTGCGGTTTAGGTTGGGGGGTTTTCTGCGCCTGCCAGATGACGAACCCGAAGAAATTAAATGGTTTAAAGGTCGCCGCTCAGAGCGGTATTACACAGTTTAAGGACACATCATGGCAACAAGTAGTATAGATAAAGCACTTTATCAGGCACCTATGGGCTTGGACGGGATAAATGACGCTGCAATTGAGATACAAATTGAGATGGAGCCAGATGAAGAAGGGGGCGGAGACTTTGATGTCAGTATGGAACCGCAAAAAGATTCTGATCCAGAATTCGATGTTAATTTAGCCGACTACCTGCCCGAGAGCTATATTGAGTCTTTGGCGCATGAGTTGGTTGATGACTTTACCAAAGATAATGGAGATAGGAAAGATTGGATACAGACGTACATTGACGGCTTAAAGTTATTGGGCTTGAAGTACGAGGAAAGAACTGAGCCTTGGAACGGGGCATGCGGCATATTCCACCCCATGTTAACTGAGTCAGTTGTACGTTTTCAGTCTGAGGCAATTACAGAAACATTCCCAGCGATGGGGCCAGTGAAGACCCAGATTGTCGGTGCGATAGACAAGATGCGTGAAGAAGCCGCTGCTCGCGTGCGCGAGGATATGAACTATCAGTTGACTGAAGTAATGCAAGAGTATAGGCCCGAACATGAAAAACTTTTATGGTCATTGCCCTTGGCGGGATCCGCATTTAAGAAAGTCTACTACGACCCAAGTAAAGGTAGACAAGTTGCAACTTTTGTCCCAGCAGAAGATATCGTTGTCCCTTATGGCGCGTCTAGCATGGACAGCGCCGAGCGCGTCACGCACGTGATGAGGAAGACTAAAAACGAAATCATGAAGCTGCAAGATAAGGGCTTTTATAGTGATATAGATCTAGGCGAACCGAGTCATGAACTAGACGACATCGAGAGACAAAAAGCGATGGAGCAAGGGATGACAGCCATACAGGATGATCGGTATAGGCTCCTAGAGATGAGTGTTAATCTAGACATTCCCGGGTATGAACATAAGAATAGCAAGGGTGAAGAGACAGGTATAGCACTACCGTATATTGTTACTATCGAGAAGGGTAGCACTAAGATTCTAGCCATCCGTAGAAATTGGTACGAAGAAGATCAGCTTCATATGAAGCGCCACCACTTTGTGCATTACCAATATATCCCTGGGTTTGGGTTTTATGGGTACGGCCTTATCCACTTGATTGGTGGGTATGCTAAGTCGGCGACGATGATCCAACGTCAGTTAATCGATGCAGGTACTCTATCTAATCTACCCGGCGGTTTGAAATCTCGTGGCCTACGTGTAAAGGGTGACGATACACCGATTGCTCCCGGAGAATTTAGGGACGTGGATGTGCCTTCCGGAAGTATCCGCGATAATATTTTACCACTACCTTATAAAGAACCAAGCCAAGTTTTGTTTGCTTTGCTACAAAATATTGTGCAAGAAGGTAAAGCGTTTGCGTCTTCAGGAGATATGAACGTAAGTGATATGTCTAGCCAAGCCCCAGTGGGTACAACGTTGGCTCTATTGGAGAGAACGCTAAAGGTGATGACAGCGGTGCAAGCTAGATTGCACTTTGCGATGAAGCAAGAGTTCAAGTTACTCAAGGTAATCATAGCCGACTACTGCCCAGAAGAGTATAGCTACGACCCCGCCGAGGGAGATAGGAAAGCCAAGAAGTCCGACTACGACATGGTGGACGTGATTCCTGTTAGCGACCCCAACGCAGCAACAATGGCACAGAAGATTGTGCAGTATCAAGCGGTATTGCAGTTAGCCCAGTCAGCTCCACAGTTGTACAACTTACCCCTGCTCCATCGCCAGATGATTGAGATTTTGGGTATAAAGAACGCAGCCAAGCTCGTGCCTACGCAAGATGACGAGATACCAACAGACCCCGTGCAGGAGAACCAGAACTTCCTCACAGGTAAACCCAACAAAGCGTTCATTGAGCAGAACCACCAAGCGCATATCTCTGTGCACCAAGCGATGATGCAAGACCCCATGATGCAGCAGATCATCGGTCAAAACCCACAAGCGCAGACGATGCAAGCGGCGATTATGGCCCACATCAATGAGCACTTGGCCTTCTCATATAGACAGAAGATTGAACAACAGATTGGCCTACAGTTGCCCCCGCATGACGATAATGACCCGTCTAAAAACAGGATGGATCCACAGATGGCGGATCAGATTGCTCAATTGGCAGCGCAAGCAGCCCAGCAGTTACTACAGCAGCATCAAACCCAAGCCGCACAACAGCAAGCTCAGCAACAAGCGCAAGACCCAATCATCCAAATGCAGCAGCAAGAACTACAAATTAAACAGCAGCAGTTGCAGCTTCAAGCTCAGAAACAACAATCCGAAGCACAAGCCAAAATGCAGCAGTTGCAGATTGAGCAAGCTAGGATCGAGGCCCAAAAACAAATCGCCGCTATGCAGGTAGGGGCAACGGCTGCCGCAGCTAAAGACAAACTAGATAAACAAATGCACCTTGAGGGTACAAGGCTAGGCGTGGATATTAGCAAGCACAAAGCACAGATTAATCAACAGCGCCAGCAATCTTTTATGCAATCTGCGAAAAACAAACCTAGAGGGGAATAATGGAAGCTGATCGAGTGTTACATCACCTTTTACGAGAACTTGACAAAATCGTAAAAGAGCAAACTGAGTTTTTAGGAAGCGGCTCAGCAAAAGACTTTGCTGATTACCGTTACGTCTGTGGGACTATCCGGGGTCTAGGCCACGCAGAAATTCTTGTCAAAGACCTCGTGCAACGTTTGGAGATAGATGATGAGTGAGTTTGACGTTAATGCTATTGACTTATCCGGTATTCTTAACAAGGATCCCGAGCAGAAAGCAAAGCAAATTCCAGATCCAAAAGGGTTCATGCTACTAACCGTAGTCCCTGAAGCAATGGAAGAGTATGCAGACAGTGAGATTGGGATTATTAAATCTAGCCAAGAAATTTGGAAAGAGGAAATGCTTACCCCCGTCTTATTTGTGATCAAGATGGGCCCCGAAGCCTATTCTGATATTACGCGGTTCCCCAGTGGCCCCCGCTGCAAGGCAGGTGATTTCATTATCTGCAGACCCAATTCAGGCACACGCTTGAAAATCCACGGCCGAGAGTTTCGTCTAATTAATGACGATAGCGTCGAAGCTGTTGTTGAAGATCCGCGCGGAATTACCCGTGCTGCATAAGGAGTAAAACATGGCTGATCAAGACTTTAAATTCCCCGATGAAAAGGTGGAAGAGCCCAAAAAGGCTGCTGCTGAAGACGATTTTTCTTTTGAAATAGAAGACGATACTCCCCCAGAGGATAAAGGTAGGAAGCCAATGGCTGAGCCGCCCGAAGATCCAACCGACGATGAGTTGTCTAACTATGACGAAAAAGTACAAGCCCGGATTAAGAAATTTACCCGTGGCTACCACGATGAACGCCGTGCTAAAGAAGAAGCCCTACGCGAACGCGAAGCCGCTGAAAACTATGCCCGACAAGTAATTGATGAGAATAAACGCCTGCAACAGCAGCTTTCTCAAGGGTCTCAGATCATCATTGACCAGAATAAACATTCTGCAGAATCTCTTTTGGCGATGGCTAAAAAGAAATATAAAGAAGCTTATGAGGCGGGTGATACTGATAGTTTGGTTGATGCGCAGACAGAAATTGCTAACGCAATGTTGCAAATTGACAAAGCTCAAAATTTAAAACCTTTACAAGTTGAAGAAAGGGTGGTACAAACACCACAACGTACTCAACAAGTGCAACCGCAAGTTACAGAACGCGATAGCGAATGGCAAGCGGACAATCCTTGGTTTGGACAAGACGATGAGATGACTAGCACCGCACTTGGCTTACACCGTAAGCTATTAAAAGAACGGGGTCAAGAATTCGTTGGAACTAAAGAGTACTACAAATTAGTTGACGCGACCATGCGAAAACGATTTCCTGAGAACTTTGAAACTCAGAGCGAAGAACCGGCCGAAGATACACGCCGTGCACAAAAACCCGCTAATGTTGTAGCTCCTGCTACACGTAGCACACCACCTAACCGTATTAGGTTGAAGGCATCTGAAGCTGCGATTGCTCGTAGGCTTGGGGTTCCTTTGGAACTATATGCGAAACAGGTTGCTCAACTTAGAAATGGAGAATGAAAATGACTGCTACTGCACAAAATAGATTGGCTCGTGAATTGGATGACAGAATTGCCGCTGGTAGACCCACTAGTTGGCAAAATCCGGATAGTCTACCAATGCCAAACGACCGACCCGGCTGGAAGCATCGTTACATTCGCATTAGTATGATGGGTGTTTCTGACGCCAGTAATATTTCTTCTAAGTTGCGCGAAGGATACGAACCCGTTAAAGCGGAAGAATATCCTGAGTTAATGATGCACGCCAATCAAGAAGGCCGGTTCAAAGGCAATATTGAAATTGGTGGTTTGTTATTGTGCCGAATCCCAGAAGAATTTCTGAAACAGCGAGCCGAGTTCTACAACAATCAGAACAAAGCTCAAATGGAATCGGTAGATAACACGTTTATGAAAGATAGCGACCCTAGAATGCCTCTCTTTGCTGAGAAGCGCTCAAAGGTTTCATTTGGTTCAGGTTCTTAATTTTTTAAGGAAAAAACATGGCTTATCCGCTTATTCCAGCCCCTTATGGGCTTAAGCCTGTTAACTTGATCGGTGGTCGAGTATATTCGGGTTCAACCCGCATGTTCCCCATTGTGACTGGTTACAGCACTTCGATCTTCAACGGTGACGTTGTTGATATTGGTACAGGCAACAACATTGGTTGCGTGACACCTACACAACTTGCATATAACACTACTTCAGCCCAAGCTGGAACTATTGGTATTTTTGTTGGTTGTGAGTACTCTACTACTGGCGGCCCAATTTACGGCAAAAACCGTTTCCAATATTGGCAAGGTGGTACAACTGCTCCTGACGCTATTGCGTACGTCGTAGATGATCCTCAAGCTGTGTTCAAAGCTGTCGTTGTTAACGGTGGTTCTGCACAAAGCCAAACGGTTCTATACGCTAACCAAGCATACGTTGGCGCTAACATGTTGTACACAGGCCCCGGTGGTTTGACTACTACAGGTGACTCACTTGGTGGTGTTGCTTTGTCAGCCTCTGCTACAACTACTTCTGCCGTTACACCATTGACTACTAGCGCTCCTTTCCGTTGCGTTGGTGTGGTGCCTGACACAGCAGTGAGCGTGGCTCAAAACGCTACTTCCAGCTCTACGACAATTACTTTGTCTTCAGCTAATAGCGCTATCTATCCCGGTATGGCTGTTTCTGGCCCCGGCATTAACGCAGGTAGCAATACCTATGTTACAACCGTAAACGGTACAACAGTGACGATTAACCGTGCAGTTGCTACTGCTCAGTCTACCGCTACTGCGTTTACTTTCACTGGCTATCCCGAAGTATTGGTGACATGGAACTTCGGTTACCATAGTTATTTCAATGCTACTGGCGTTTAATTAAGGAGCTAACAAATGGCTATTTCACGTGCACAACTATTGAAAGAGTTGCTCCCAGGTTTGAACGCATTGTTCGGTCTAGAGTATGCTCGCTACGGCGAAGAACACAAAGAGATCTATGAGACTGAGACCTCTGAGCGTTCTTTTGAAGAAGAGACAAAATTGTCTGGTTTCTCTGCAGCACCTGTTAAAAACGAGGGCACCGCCATCGCTTACGACAATGCGCAAGAAGCATGGACAACACGTTATAACCACGAAACCATTGCTTTGGGTTTCTCAATCACTGAAGAGGCGATTGAAGATAACTTGTACGACAGCTTGTCTGCTCGTTACACCAAAGGTTTGGCTCGTGCTATGGCATATACCAAGCAAGTTAAAGCTGCTTCCGTTCTAAACAACGGTTTCACTTCTAGCTATGTTGGTGGTGACGGCGTGTCTCTATTCAATACTTCTCACCCCTTGGTGAATGGTGGTACAAACTCCAATACTCCTTCTACCCAAGTTGATTTGAACGAGACTTCTTTGGAAGCCGCCGTTATTCAGATCGCCGCTTGGACAGATGAGCGTGGTCTTTTGATCGCTGCCAAACCCAAGAAATTGGTGATTCCTCCCTCATTGATGTTCGTTGCAAAACGTTTGTTGGATACCGAACTCCGCGTAGCCACAAACAACAATGACATCAACGCTATCAAGCAAATGGGCGCGATTCCTGAAGGTTACACAGTTAACCACTTCTTGACCGATCCCAATGCTTGGTTCTTGACCACTGATGTGCCAAACGGTATGAAACATTTCATCCGTACTCCCTTGGCTCAGTCAATGGACGGGGACTTCGACACTGGTAACGTGCGTTATAAATCACGCGAGCGTTATTCTTTTGGATGGTCTGATCCTCTCGGAATCTGGGGTTCTTCAGGTTCATTCTAATTGGTACTATAGTACTAATACTAGGGCCCTTCGGGGCCCTTTTTTATGCTTGATTTGTCATAAATTTTAAGTAAGATGCTACTGCAGCATCCCCGACTGCGTTAATTTTTTGGAGAATTACATGTTTACTTTTAGCATTCAGTCCACTATTGGGGACACAACGATTACTTTTAAATCTGAGAGTTTAAATAAGCTTGCCGAAATTATGAATCGTTTTAACGAAGCATTGGGCGTTGAGTTGGATGACTCTGACGAACTAAAAGAAATCGGTGGTATCGATATCGACGAGTTGGAGTTTGACGAAGAAGGCTTTGCTTGGTGGTATGACGAGGGTTTTGATGAGTGGTTTTGGTATAACGAAGAAGGCGACTATTGGGAAGAAGCCGAGTACGAAGACGAAGAGTCTGAAGACGACGCAGAGTGATCTAGGGGGCTACGGCCCCCTTCTTTTTGCGCTGTTTGGCTTGCTTTTTGTTTTGTAAATCGTAGTGCAATATGCGGTGACAGTTTGAGCAAAGAACAATACACCTAGTAACTTCTTCATGCGCTTTTTTATATGACCCCATACGCGCCCATTCATGCACGCCTTTAACTTTAGTCTTTGGGTCTACGTGATGGAAGTCCATAGCGGCAGGATGCTTGAACCCGCACAAGCTGCAAGATAGGGTAGCTTTATAGTCTTTCCAAGCTTTTTTCTTGTCTTGATTTGATTTTTTTAATTTTGTACTACCGGCAGTTTTACTTTTTTCATAGTTATTTTTAGAATAAATTTTGTGCATTGCCTTGCGTTTTTCTGGGTCTTTATACGGCATGGATAATTTTCTTTCTCCAATACAGCGTCCCCTTTGCGCCCCAAGGATCGGTTGGCTCAAACATTTTAAATCCACAAGCAATTAAATTATTGGCGGAAGCTGGGTTATGGTAAGTATCCGTAACCACCCAATTCATTCCCAGCGCCCGCGCTTTTTGGAGCCGTACTTGAATAAGTTTTTTTTGTAGTCCATGCCCCCGATGAGCGTTAAGAACTCCAGCACGACACATGTACATACAGTCAGTCCAACGAGTAGAAGAAACAAGACCGCAAAAACCAGCGAGATTACCGGACTCAGTATAAAGAATCCACCAATGACCAGAGCTCGTAGCATATAGGGTATCTCCCGGCAGACACGTTTTTTGAAGATAGCGCAAGTTTTCCTGAATTTCAGGCAAAATAGTATTTACTTGACGAGCATTGTACTTCATGGTAGGGACTGTATCTTTTTAATGTGACAGTTAAATTATTGTTGACACACCCTAAATTTAGTGTATATTTCGCTTATCTGGGACTTTTTCTCTTGTTGCCAACCCGCCCAGGGGTCACGATGCAACGATTAACAAGAGGCTTTTGCATAAGGAATTATCATGTCACGCAGTACATTTGAAGGCCCAATCCTATCGGGCGACTCACGTTTTGGCCCCCTACGTAATGTAGGATATACCCAACTCGTTCAAAACGTTGATTTTAATTTTGCCAATACAACTGGTAACGGTTCTGCTGGTTATCCCGGTGGTAATGGTCAATTTGTTAATGGCAATTTGATCCCCAACACCAATGCAGTTGTGTATACACCTTCTGCTTCTGTATCCCCCCCAGTAGCGGCAACAATTACTGCTGACGCAGCTACAACCGTGTATCGTGGCGCAGTGATGTATCTCCCACAAGGCTGCCAAATTGTTGATGCAATTGTCGATGTTGGTACAGCGGTTGGCACTTCAGGCGCTACATTGACTGCAGCTTCTGTGTTGATCGGTAATGCGTTTAATGCTTCTACTTACGCTACAACTACTTTGACTGTAGCTACAAACGCTATTACTGCTGGTCGTTATACACCAACTTATTCAGGCGCTAATTTGATTGCATTGCAGTCTACAACTCAAGATATTACACAAACTGTATATCAAGGTTCAGGCCCCGGATCAAGCATCATGTCGCAAGTTGTATTTACATTGGTGTTGACAGGTACAACAACCCCTGCGCCTAATGCCGGAACTATGTATTTTACACTCCGCTATGTACAGCCTGACAATAACATTGGTACATTGACAACTTACCCCTACGGTAATTTTGATTAATCTCTAGGGGCTTCGGCCCCTATCTTCAACCTTTAAGGAGATTATTCATGGGACAATTTGTTGGATCACCATCTTCGGTTACCCAAAGAGGTCAGTACGAACCTTTTGATTTGCAAGTTTCTCGCAATCAAATTGCGTATCACACGCCGTTAAATATTTTTGGTTATGGCACAACTGGCACAACAGCCGGATTGTTTGTAACCATGTGGGAGAACTCTCCTACAACCAACTATGTATTTCCATCAAGCGCCGCAGTCATGTATGTGGCTAGTACCGTTGGCGCAGGTGATGCTGGGGCGTTGATTCAAGTCACTGGGCTCGATGCGAATTACAACCCTCAATCTGAAATAGTTGCATTGGGCGGCACTGCTGGCACAGGCGTAGCAACAACTAAATCGTATTTTAGAATTAACAACATTTCTGTTGCATTGGCTAGTACAGTAAATCCTACTGGTCAAATCACGATTCAGAATCAAGCTGCTACTTCTGGTGCTGTTGAGTACGCACAGATCAATACAACGACCTATAACGGTAGCACTGTGAGTTTAGGTACTTCACAGATGGCTGTGTATACAGTTCCAAACAACTACACGGCTCAGTTTACTAGATTTACTGCAAACAGTTCTTTTACAGGCAATACTGCGAATTACACAACTTATAGAGCAGTTGCACAGTATCCGTCCGTATTAAACTCTTCAGCTACATTGGTTAAACGTGTTGTTCTAAATACACCATTTGTTCAGCAATACAATATTCAACGTACATTCCCATTCGCTTACCCAGCTGGAACAGACATCCAGTGGCAGATTGCACCTAGCGCAACTACTGCAGCAACAGTAGGAATTAATATTGGTGGGGTATTGATCGCAAACAGTGTGGATTCTGGAAGCAAATAATGGCAACGACTCCTGCATGGCAACGCAAAGAGGGAAAGAATCCGAAGGGCGGATTAAACGCCAAAGGAAGAGCATCCGCAAAGAAGCAAGGGATGAATTTAAAACCTCCACAACCCGAGGGCGGCTCAAGAAAGAAATCGTTTTGCGCCCGAATGGAGGGGATGAAGAGCAAGTTAACGTCAGAGAAGACGGCGAAAGACCCAAACAGCCGGATTAACAAAAGCCTTCGGGCGTGGAATTGTTGATATGACAAACGCACACGACACTAAAAATATGGTCGATGGGGCTGTTGTGGTTATTGGCCTCGGCGGTTTCATGGAGTGGTTTCCACCCATTGTTGCATTGGTTGGCGGTATACTAACAATTGTTTGGATGTGTATTCGTATTTGGGAAACCGACACTGTTAAATTTTTAATTGGCCGCAAAGGTATTGATGATGCCCAGTAGTTCAGCAAAACAACATAAGTTCATGGAAGCAATTGCCCATAACAAAGCATTTGCTAAAAAAGTTGGAGTATCGCAGAATGTCGGTAAAGACTTTAGCGAAGCCGACAAAGGTAAAAAGTTTGGTCGTGGTGGAGTGTCCCGCCCTGATTTGGAAAAATTAAACTCTGCCAAAACGAGACACGGCGAAATGGCTTTAATGAAAAAAGGTGGAATCATGAAATCGGAAAAAGCAAGCGAAATGCGTCAAGCTAAAACTTTGGAAAAACTCGCTAAAGAAGAGCGTGCTGAAGCCAAGGGCATGAAACGTGGTGGCCACACTAAAAAGATGGCTTCTGGTGGTATGACTACTGGCAAACATGGCATTTCTGAAAAAAGTGGTTTAACAACCGCTAAGATGGGTAAAGCCGAAGTGGGTGGTAAGCTCAAACACGGTGAACACAGTATCCAGAAAAAAGGCCATACACGTGCTATGGAGCCTAAGATGGGCGCAGGTAAGCCCTTGGGTATGAAACGCGGCGGAAAAGCCTGTTAATTAAGGAGTTATCATGAAGCATCACGACCATATCGCAGACCATAAGCATCCATTTCATAGCGGTGGAGAAAAGCATCACGGCAAGACCGAGTTGCACCACGCTCAACACCCCCATCCCGAAGAGCATAGCCACATTCATGCTATGAAACACGGCGGGCACGTTAAGCACCATCACGAGCATATTGCCGAGCATATGAAAAAGCACGGTAGCCACCACGCTGAAGGCGGTCATATTCACCATCATGATCACGTTGCTAAGCACTTGGCACACCACGATGGACACCATATGGCTAAAGGTGGAATGGCTCATCACCATGAGCATGTTAAAGCTCACATGAAGCATCACGACCACAAGTAGGAGTTAATCATGGCCACAAGATGGGATAGAGTACCTAAGTTTGATGATGATGTTGTCAAGAGTACTATGGAAGATGCTCGCAAAGTCGGCAAAAGTACTTCCAATCTTAGAGGAGCTGCAGTTGATGCAGTTAAAGAAGCCGGTAGCCGAGCAGCTAGTCGCTTGGTTGGCCGTGCCGGTGCAGCAGGTGCTGCCCTTCAAGGTGGTTATGATATAGGCCGTGCCATCGATGAGTCTACAGGTCTTGGTAAGGCTATGGTTAATAAATCTGGACTTGGGGATGCGGCAGCTAAAGCAGCTACATCTGGAGAGCGAGTCACTTTGACCAAAGATGCGCAAGAACGTATTGACAAAGGAGCTTTAGATAAGAAGCCCATTAAACGTTCTGTGTCTAAAACAACGGTTAAGGCTGAGCCTGCAACCAAGTCCGATGATTACGAGGGCGACGAAGGCTATACAACCCTCAATATGAAAAAAGGTGGCATGGCCTCTGCATCTAAACGTGCTGATGGTAAGATTACCAAAGGCCACACAAATTGCAAGGTGTGCTAAATGATGGCGAGCCGGGGCATGGGCGTAATCAGCCCTTCAAAAATGCCCAGCAAAAAAACTATACATCGTAAGGATAGTCCCCAAGATGTTGAAATGTATAAAAAAGGCGGCGGAGTAAATGCTGCTGGTAATTACACTAAACCCAGTCTGCGTAAACGGATTGTGTCGCAAGTAAAAGCCGCAGCAACTCAAGGTACAGGTGCGGGTCAATGGTCAGCCCGCAAAAGCCAACTAGTTGCAAAAAAATATAAAGCAGCCGGAGGCGGTTATCGTGACTGAGGCTATAAAAACTTGTACAGATTGTGGAGAATCAAAACCTTTGTCTGCTTTTCGCAGTCGAGGTGGAGAAATGAAACATCTTTACAAAAGCCACTGTAACACTTGTCTATACAAAAGACACAAAGATTGGGCTGAAGATAATCCACATCGAATTGCTGAGTATCGTGAAAAAGATCCTTGGACATTAGCTAAAAGATGCAACCGTCGCGGGATAACGCCTGAACAACTTGTTGATTGTTATGAACGACAAGAAGGATGTTGTGCAATTTGTAAAAATGAAATTGCTCTAATTGGTAGTGCAATAGATCATAATCACGATACTGGAGAGTTTCGCGGTGTGTTATGTAAACAATGCAACAGAGCTTTAGGTATGTTTAAAGACAGCCCTATAGTATTACGTAATGCGCTAGAATACTTAGAAGAATTTGGGAACTATGGAAATGGCGCTTAAACCCACCCAGCAATCGCTCAAAAATTGGGGCGATCAAAAATGGCGAACCAAAAGCGGTAAGCCATCAAGCAAAACGGGTGAGCGGTATCTTCCGGAGGCCGCAATTAAATCTTTGTCTCCTTCAGAGTATGCGGCAACGACAAAAGCAAAGCGTAAAGGTAAGGCAGCAGGTAAACAATTTGTAGCCCAACCCAAGACGATTGCAAAGAAAACAGCAGGATTTAGATAATGGCCACTTCTCCTAGTACATCTGGAACCGCTGCGTTTAACCTAGACCTCACAGAGATTGTTGAGGAGGCTTTTGAGCGCATTGGTTCTGAGGTTCGTACTGGCTATGATTTGCGTAGTGCTCGGCGTAGCCTTAATATTATGTTTGCGGACTGGGCTAATCGTGGCATTAACATGTGGACGATGGATTCTGGCGTTATTAACCTAGTCCAAGGTCAAACTACTTATGCTTTGCCCGCCGACACCGTCGATCTTTTGGATCATGTAATACGTACTCAGGCAAACAGTTCAAGCAATCAAGCAGACTTGACCATTACCCGTATTAGTATTTCTACCTACGCTACGTTGCCCAATAAAATTCAGCAGGGGCGGCCCATTCAGGTGTGGATTCAACGCCTAGATAGTATGACTTCGCCGACTACGTCTATGGTGGCTTCCGCTGTTGGCGCTACGGATACAACAATTACGCTTACATCAGTGGTTGGCTTGCCCAATACAGGGTTTATTCAGATCGATAGCGAGACTATCTTTTACAGCTACGTGAGCGGCAACCAGCTAGGAAACTGTTTCCGTGGCCAAAATAATACAACTGCAGCTACCCATAATGTGGGCTCGTTAGTTAATTATCAAAATCTACCGTCCGTTACGGTTTGGCCAACCCCAGACAATGCACAGCAGTACCAATTTGTATATTGGAGAATGCGTAGGACGCAGGATGCTGGCGGCGGCGTGAATGTTATGGACGTTCCATTTAGGTTTATTCCCTGCATGATTGCAGGCCTTGCGTACTATTTGGGCGGTAAAACAGCAGACATGCAACGCCTACCAATGCTTAAAGCCCAGTATGATGAGGCATGGGAACTGGCAGCGCAGGAAGATCATGAGAAAGCGGCTATCCGGTTTGTTCCTCGCCAGATGTTTATTGGATCGACCTACTGATGGGTAATCGGTTTGCATCGGGTAAGAATGCGATTGCCGAATGTGATCGCTGCGGGTTTCGTTTTAAGTTAACACAACTCAAAAAAGAAGTTGTCAAGACCAAAAACTACGAGTTGCTGGTTTGTCCTCGGTGCTGGGATCCAGATCATCCTCAACTACAATTGGGTATGTATCCAGTCGATGACCCACAAGGTCTTCGCAACCCTAGGCCAGATAGAAGCTACGTAGCTTCGGGTCTATTAGCTGATGGCAGTACAGGCGAAGGTAGCAGGGTTTTCCAATGGGGTTGGAATCCAGTCGGTGGTTCTAGAAATTTTGATGTGCCGTTGACTCAAAATGACTTGATACCGCAAGTACAAGTTGGTACAGTAACGGTAGTTGTAACATAGGAGTTTAAGATGGATAAGAAAGAAGTCAAGCAGATCGCCGACAAAGAAGTTAAGAAACATGAAGGCCATATGCACAAAGGTAGTAAACCTACCAAATTCGCTGCTGGTGGTGTTACCAGTAAGTCAATGATGCAGCATGGTCGTGGCATGGCTAAAGTCATGAATCAGCGTTCTTCTGGTAGAGGTGGTTAATATGGCTACTTCAATCAAGTCACCCAATAAAAAATTCAACGGCCCTGCCGAGGAATACGCAAAACCACATACTATGACAGGTAAAACTGTGGATGTTAATACTGTTCATGCAGGTGTGAGTAGTAATGAAGAATATCTACGCAATGCCAATGTATCCGTGGCTAACAGCCGTAGTAATGAGTACCCACCCACAAAGACTTCAGGTATTCAAATGCGTGGTACAGGTGCAGCTACTAAAGGCGTAATGTCTAGAGGCCCAATGGCATGAATTACACCCAGCTTAAGCAACTAATACAGGACTATACACAGAACTACGAAACTACTTTCGTAGCAGATATTCCTACGTTTGTTGAGCAAGCTGAGCAGCGCATCTTTAATTCGGTACAGTTCCCATCATTACGCAAAAACGTGACTGGAGCTATTACTGTTAATAACCAATATCTCTCTTGCCCCTCTGATTTTCTTGCACCGTACTCGTTGGCCATATATCAAAATACTTCAGCTACGGCTACAGGGACTTCAGGGGCATTCTATATAACATTAACTTCTACACCGTCTCCAGCTGTATCTGCGGGTATGTACGTATCCGGTACGGGTATTGGGGCCGGTGCAGTTGTTCTTGCTGTTTCTGGTACTTTGGTTACCCTAACAATGCCAAATAGTGCTACGGTTTCAGGTACTATTTCTTTTACAGGAAACTATCTGTACTTGCTCAATAAAGACGTAAACTATATTCGTGAAGCCTACGGGGATCCAATCGCTTACGGCACGCCTAAATATTACTCTTTGTTTGGGCCGACTGTGGCAAGCGGGACAGTTAGTAATTATCTGTCTTTCATCTTAGGCCCAACGCCTGACGCTAACTATTCGGCCGAGCTGCACTATTACTACTACCCAGAATCAATCACCACTGCTTCTAGTGGTACTTCTTGGCTTGGAAACAATTTTGATACTGTGCTTTTATACGGCTCTTTGGTTGAGGCTTATACCTTTATGAAAGGTGAAACTGATATGTTTACCATATACAACCAAAAATACATAGAAGCATTGGCATTGGCTAAACGTCTTGGTGATGGTATGGAGCGTCGTGACGCATACCGTTCTGGGCAAACTAGGATTGATGTTACATAATGGCTATTGCTCAAACAGCTACCACCAGCTTTAAAGTCCAGCTTGCACAGGGTTTGCACAACTTTGGGCCTACTAGCCCCAATACGTTTTATATTGCTTTGTTTACTTCTGCAGCTAATCTAGGCCCAACTACTACAGCTTGGACTTCTGGGATGGTCGGAGAAGTATCCGGTTCGGGCTATACTGCTGGGGGTCAACAACTAGTCATTACAACTACACCGACTTCAGGCGTATCTGGGACAACAGCTTATTGGTCGTTTGCCAACGCAATTTGGAGCCCAGCAGCCTTTACAGCTCGCGGTGCCTTGATATACAATCAAACACAAGGAAATGCTTCTGTGGCGATTCTTGACTTTGGTAGTGATATTACTTGTGCCAATTCATTTACAGTTCAATTCCCAACACCTACTAACACAACCGCTATTTTAAGGATTGCATAATGCAAACAGAAAACATTAAACCTTTCGAGCAGACCGCTGTTTCGGTGGCTGTAAACTCTGCATTAACAGAAGATACAAGTGTGGTAGGTCACTACACCGTTACCTGTATTGCTGCTGACGGAACAATCCGTTGGGAAGAAACATTCAAGAACCTCGTGGTCAACGTGGGTAAGACTGACCTCTTGAACAAGTATTTTGCGGGCTCTTCTTATACGGCTACTTGGTATTTGGGCTTGGTGGATGGTGCTTCTACCCCCACCTATAACGCCGCCGATACAATGTCTTCACATTCGGGATGGACTGAAAATGTTGGCTACTCTCAATCGACTCGTCCTGCTGCTGCTTTTGGGGCCGCTTCTGCTTCTGGTGGTGGCGCTGGCACTGCTGGTACTGGCACTATTTCTACCTCTGCTACAGCATTCACTATCAATGCTACTGGCACTATTGCAGGCGCGTTCTTAACGACAGTCAGCACCAAGTCAGGTACGACAGGTACTTTGTATTCTGCTGGTAGCTTTACGACTGGAAACCGTTCTGTTTTGTCAGGCGATACGTTGAACGTCACTTATACCGCTAACTGCTAAGGATCAATCATGGCTGCAAAATTTGTAATTGGTGAGAACGTCAAGGTAGTTCCTGCTCCTGTTGATCCTGCGGGCCCAGTCTTGGCTATGCAGATGGACTCTACTGGAAACATCCAATACTTGATTGGCTGGACGGATGAGAACAGCGTAGCCCAGCAAAGATGGTTTAACGAAGAACAACTAGCCGCTGCATAATGCATGTCCACCTACAATGTATCAGTAACTGAATACGCCAATAATGGTGGGTGGGGTTCTGCGACTTGGGGTACAAATGCTTTTGGTGGAACGCCGTCTGTAACGGATACGCTTTATCCATCGGGAACATCTAGTGTTACAGTAGCTGAGAGTTTTGTCTCCCCTTTTGGTTATGGTACTTGGGGGCAATCAAACTGGGGCGGCACATCTTCTTTATTAGACTCGGTAACTAATGCCGTTTCTGATAGCTCCACGGTATCGGAGACTGCTACTGTAACCGATAGCTTGGCAACAATAGCCGTCAGCAATTTGGCTTTAACTGAGACTGCCACGGTCACTGATTCTCCTAATGCGGTTAATACTTCAAACCCAGCTATCTCTGAAACAGTCACAGTAACTGATACCGTTGATGTTGGAAACAGCACTTCCTTACAGATAGTCGAAGGTTTTGTAGTTGCTTTTGGCGCAGACACTTGGGGTACAGGTGCATGGGGTGGCGGGTCTACTTTGGCGGATGTTGTCACAGTAACAAATACGGTAAGTTCTGCGGTTTCTGAAACCATCACAGTCACGGATTCAGTCACATCCCAGCCTATTTATTCTTTGGCGGTCAGCGAAACAGCGACAGTTACGGATTCAGTCAGTACAACCCAGACGTTCTATTGCCCATTATCGGAGACATTAGCTGTATCTGATTCTGTCAGCGTTGCCCAAATTTTTGTTTGTTTAGTTGTTGAGACAAGTATAGTAACGGATAGCATTAATAGTACACAAACTTTTGCAACTGCTATATCCGAATCAATAACGACTACAGATTTTATACAAAATAGCACATCGACATCTAATTTTGTTAGTGAATTAATTAGCGCTACTGATTCTATAGCAGCAACCCAAACTTTTGTGGTACAGGTATCGGAAACAATTACAACCACAGATTCAGTTAATACAACTCAGACGCTTTATTGCCCGATTGCCGAACTAATAACCCTGACAGATACACCTGATACAACTCAGACATTTGCCTGCTTTATCTCTGAGACAGCTACGGTCACGGATAGCTCGGTTGGCCGCTCTACCTATAACGCAACAGATTCTGAGACAGCTACAGTCACCGATAACTACGTTGTAGGGGGTTCTTCCCAGCTATTTGTGTCTGAAACTGCGGTAGCCTTGGACTCAGTTGCGGGAGCAATTTCCTTCCTCCAAGCGGTG